TGCCTGTTTCAAGACTCTCAACCGCCATTGCTTGTGCAGCATGTTTATTAAATCCTTTTTCTTTATAATTTGCTAAATTTCTTTCGTATTGATCAATAGAACTTTCAAAATCCTCCCCATGATGCAGCATTTCTGCTGTCATCTGATTTGCCGCTTGATCTTCTACTCCGTCAGATCTTAAATGTTTCCAAATAGTTTGAAAAACCTCAGGAAGCTCTGTTGTTTCGCTGCCAGCTAAACGCACATTAAATTACTTGTTAACATAATTCAATTGTAGTGAATATATAAATTAGTTGTTTACTGATTATCAAGCTATTGCATTAGATGCTAATGCAGGATCTAGTCCAAGGGCCATAGCTTTGCCAGTTGCAATATCATGTCGGAATGCAGCTCCTTCTGGATCACTCATATTCGCAATTTGCATAGAAGCTGAATCATTACCACTAGCTGCCATCATCATTGCAGTTCTAAGATTTAAAAATGCTTGAGGATCTCCTCCTTGTACAGGTAATGTTGGAACAGTCGCATCTGCAATAGCAGCTGATTCTCCTGTTTCAATATTTTGTAAACGATTTTGCTGCTGATATTGTATATTTTTAGATGGTTGCTGATTATAATCAGCATTTGCTGTAACAGTATGCATTGAATTCGGGCCTAGAAATGCGGCCTGATTAGACATGCCTTTAAGCCCTCTTTCTTCAGAGGATTGATGTAATATTGTCTGTGCTGGAGTAAATGGATTCATCGTTAAACTACGTCTAATATTTATATTGTAGAGGATACTAAGTTATTAATATCCTCATGGTAATTTACTATAAATCTTGAACTAACATCTTTTGTTGGAAAGCTTGAGCTGGAGCTTGAGAAAGGAATTTCCAAGCATCTTCTGGTTTGTTATCCATTAATTGACTAAATCCACCCCAGAAATTATTAACTTGATTAGCTTGTCGTCCTGGAGTAGGCATTACCATCTCTGGACGTTGGAAATTACGAGGTACCCCTTGTGTCTGCTCTTGCTGCTGTATCTCAGCTTCAAACTGCTGACGAGCTTGCTGGGATTTTTGCTGCTGTAGTTCTTCTAACGTAGGTGTTGGGTATGGGCCATTAGGACCAAAGAAATCATTTACATAATCTGCAAGTACATCAGGATTAGTCAATATTGTATTCATTGCGGTTCTTTCTTCTCCTGCTGCTTGAAGAAGCAAACTTTGTGATTGACCACGTTTTACTTGTTCAATTAATGCATCTTCAACTGCACAAGCATACGTATTAAGCAGTCGAGGAGCTTCTGCTCCAAAATGCTCAAGAACTTCTAGACTTTCGTTGGTTATTTGGCTTAGATACGGATCTCTGGGGCTGCCTGCGCGTTGGTTGGCGGCGACGCGCTGTTGTTGCTGTACCAGGCGCTGCTGGTGTTGCTGAGCCTGGAGCTGCTGCGCCTGCTGTGGGGTTAAAGCTTGGTGAGAGGAAATCTGGTGAGCCGAATATTGGGGAGGGGCCTGCTGTTGAGGTATTTGCGAAGCCCATTGAGCCTGGGTATTGACCTGGGGTGTTGGCGTCCGTTGGTAAGCCGACTGTGACACCGGGGCCTGGGATGGGTTGCTTCCGTTCAGGCTTGCGGTCAGGGCCTGAAACGCCTCCTGCCATGGATTGCCTTGATTGATTGCCGCTTGAGGCACCGAAGCCTGCGGGATTGAGGCTGTTGGGGTTACCACCGGTTGGGCCGGAAGTGTTGTAGGTATCGCTGAGGCCTGCAATGTCTGGGGGACGCTCGTCGCGTACTGGACGCCCGAGCTCGGCGCGACGCTTGTCGGCATCGCTGAGGGTGCTGATTGGACTGTCGTCGCTACTTGGTTTGTAGGTTCCACTGTAACTTAACTCCTTACGTAAATACTCAAGTGATCTATATAAGAATCCTGTAATATCAAGATTCGGGTCTGAAGCTAATGGCATATCTGGTGTTTGTGGATGTGGCAAACTATAAAGATTTCCTAGTAATCCTATAAAAGTACTAAGACTTTGCTGTGTCTCTTTAACCACCCTAAATGGGAATCCAGTAAGCATTGAAGCTCTTTCTTCTTCAGTTTTATTAGGAAATAAATACTTCAAAGCTTCAATAGAGCCTACACCAGCTTCTTGAAGGTTTCTAACAACAATACTATGCTGAAGAATATCGTCAGAACTATCTTCAAAAACTTCACCCATCCAACGCCAGCTTACTTTTACACTGCCATCGGGGATTAAACCAGTTACTCCAGGAGGCATTTCGCCTGCTTCAAGTGTAGCACTAATTGTTTCATCTAATGTCATAGTATACGTCGATAGTGCTTTTAGATATTCACCATAGAACTGTTCATAAGCTTCTTTACTTGGAAAATCTTCTGGTAAAGGAAGTTCAGGTTTCTGTAGCTTTATAGCTGCTGCAAAACTATCTTTAAATAAATTCTCTTCATGCTTAACTATTAATTCAAATAACTTACATAAACCATATGTAAATAATGCTTTAGCTTTCTTTTCAGCTGTTGCAGCCACTCGGCCATATAATGATTTCATTTCATAAGCAGTCGAAGCTGTTCCTATATCGATATCATCTACACCTCCAAGTGCTAAACGTATCTCTGATCTGTAGTTTTTAATGTACATATTTTGATCACCACTTACACTATCTGGCGTTAAATAATTAACACGATCTGTTGGTTCAAGATTTGCAATTACTCGTGGTACTCGAATTTGACCATCTAGTGCCGAAGCACCTCCAAAAGGTTCACTTACTCGAGTACTGCTTCGGCCAATAGCCGCAAATCCTGCTTGACTACTAATTGTAGGTCTAAATGTATTATCATCACCACTTTCTATAATGTCATGCTTTGGACGACTAGATAGTAATGTTGGATTACCAAAGAATTTAAGATTCTTACGTACATTTTTTACAAGCTCATCATGGTATAAAATATGGTTACTTAACCAATCAAATTCCCCATTACCTGTTGCTTCTCCCGTACAATCCATGTGATTAAATACTTCTACAGCAGGAATAAATCCAAGACTATTAGTTAATGTTTCTGTTTGGCCTCCCATTTGTAAGGACTGGCCGCTCAAATGATTGTCAAATTCTATTTTTTCATTTGAAATAGTTTGATCAATTCTATCTTTATAAACTGCTAACCTTATATATTTTTTCTTTCCACCTCGACTGTCTTGAGTGGCATAAGCATCCAGGCCTAATGGCTCATGAACATTAAATGAATAAATTAAAACTATGTTATCTAACTCACCATTTTCATCTCTATAAGCTCTGTAATTATCTTTTGGAAAATAAAGCAGCTGATAATTCTCACCAGATGGTCTAAAGTAAAATAAACCTTGCCCATCACATAAAAAATAATCAACAATACTATCAAACTTCATTTCTAACATATTATGTTCACATACACTTCTTATAAACTCTTTTCTATATCCATAACTATCCTGAGGACAATAAAACTCAACTCCTCTTCTTAATATAAACATGCGCATCTGTGACAGATGTGAGCTAACAATCATAGAATCTACCGTATTATCGCCTCTACGTTCTTTTGCCGCACTTAGAATTTGTTCAAATTGATGATTACCTTGGATTGCCATTTATTTATACTGTTATTTATTCTAGTCTACCTATTCCTACATTATCTAATTTGTGATGTTTGAAAAGTTAGGTTGAATGAATTCATCTCGCGGCGTAGGTGGTACAAATACTCCAGGATTAAAATTACCAAACATATTATTGTAATTATTACTTGAGTAATCGAGCATTTCTTGTTGAGCATTATCAATATTCTGCTGTAAAGCATTAGTATTTACAGGATTAGTCAAACTAGCATTCATAATCCCTTGATTTGCAATATCGAAAGAAGTACGGCTTTGCTGTGGTAGTGAATTACTACCATATTGCTGCATATATGCATTAAAGTCTCTAGGGGGACGTCCACTTCCATATGATCCAAAATTAGAATAGGAATTACTGTTCCAAGAATTAGCAGGAGAACGATTAGGAGAAGGTTCTACGGCAGCTGCATACTCTGGAGCAGGGGGTTCGATAAGACTAGAGGTATATTGGTCATCGCTTGAATTATTATTATTATTATTATTTGTCTGATTTACTTGGCCTGATCCTTCTTGTGTTGGTACTGGTGTTGATTGATTATTAGATCCTCCACCACTATAACCTCCACCCCATCCTCCTCCAAATCCTCCACCAAAGGATCCTCCCATAAGCATGTTTGTCAATAAACTTCCTCCTGCACGTCGGTTATCAAGTCTACTTTGTCTATCAGCAACTGCATTATTCGTAGTAGTACTTAAGTTATTCATTATCTGATCCCCTGCAAATCGCATATCCATACCAGTCATCGCTGGAGTACTAAATAAATTTGCCAAATTAAAATTATTACGGAAGTACTGCTCTGGAGTTTGTGGCTGACCTGGTGGTGTTGTAGGTGGTGATGGATCAGGTGCTGGTACTGGTGGTGTTTCTGGTGGTGTTTCTGGTGGAGCTGTTTCTGGTGGAGCTGTTTCTGGTGGATCTGTTACTGATGATGGTGGTTCAGGGCGGTACTCGGGATCTGGAATCGTTGGTCCTTCGGGAATGTTTGGATCATAAAGCTCTCCTTCAGGGCTATATACAAGCTCCCCGCTCTGTATCTTCACCATCGTAGTAGCATCTAAATTATCTAAGTTATCTGCCTTATATTGCTCCAAATCTGATTCTCTTCTAAAAAAAGTCTCTTCATCAATGCCTTGATTAGCCATCGATTCCCTCTTCTTATTGTCATACGCAGTCTCTGACTGCCAAGAACCGATTCGATCATCTAAATAAGCATCCTCTTGATCACGATAATTCTTATTAAAATTCAGTATATCTAGTTCCGCTTTTGATCTATCTTCATCAGTAGCCGCATTAGCGTGAACGTCTCTTAATCTTTCAAATTCATCTAACTGAGCAGTTTGATTGGAAGTCGCATCAGCTCGATAAGCATCTTCAGCTTTATCTGCTTCAGCGGATTGAATTTTTTGATTCCTATCGTCCTCCAGTTGCCGCCAACTGTCATTCTCATTACCCCAATTTTGCATTAACTCACTACCTTCTGCATATGCCCAATCAGCACTTTCAAGCTTCTTAGCAGGCCCCTGCGTCCATGTCGTACTCCAGTTGTTGCCAGTGAGAGTAGGGACTTTTCCTCGTTCCTTTTTAATACTTCCATCCTCATTTCTTTGATATCTACCTTCCTCTGTATCAACACCTGATTGTTGCATTGCTCTAATCTTATCCTCATACTCCATCTCTTCCCATGCCATTCCAGCCTTACGAAGTGTAGGATTGTAATTAGCCATAGTATTTATAATTCAAAACTATCTTTATTGTAATCTAATTGTAAACTTCCTCTTCTTAATAAGCCTCCCATTGTTAAAACCATAGAGTCAACGGCGTCATCATGCTGAGAGTGTCCAAAATTTAATAACTCTTCTTCTAATACTGTCCATTTTCTCCATTTATTCCATACAACTTTTTTATTTTCAAATAATCCTAATACCCCTCTTAATCTTGCTAACTTATCACCTTTAAAGCCTTTTACCGGTGAAACATGCAGATTGTATAATGCCCTTTGGTCAATCATTATTCTCTTAAAATCACCTTCAAATGAATTCTGATAAGCAACCGCTTCTGGCCATATAATGCATACCGACATTGTTGGAAAATATTGCGCTTCATCGTTTTCTAAAAGAATATTCCAATCAGCTAACATTTCACATAAAGTATCCATCTTTTGAATATTTCCCATTGTCCTTTCTCGACGTTGATCAATTAAATATATTTTTCCATTCTTAATTCCACCTAATGTAAATACAGTCCAATCATTTTTTTCTGATAATCCAGCACTAAGATCTATACCTACACCTAGGCAATCATATTCATCAGGAACTTCTCCTTTTACAATTAATTCAGGTGAAATCCCAACTTCAGTGGATTTAACTGCTGTGTTTAAATACTGATAAGCAAATGCTACGCGATCTTCTATTTTTCTTTCATTTAAATATTTCATACTCCAAAAATCTGGCCAATATGATCGCTGATGTCCCTCGTTATCTGTAATTACTGCTTTTTGAACTATTTGCCTCCAATTATTTTTTGGAATGAAAAGTGTAGCGTGAATATCGTCAAAATGAAAACGTGTTCCCAGGCATACAGCACGAGCACCTTGGAACATCGTTGGAGCGATAACGTTAGTCCAAGTAGTTTCCATTTCACGACGGATATCTGGGTTATTGATTGACCCTGCTGATTTGATAGGGTCATCAATAAGGACCAATTGAGATCGTTTCGACGTAATAGCACCCTTTAATCCTCCACAAGCTAATGTAAATGCTTCTTCACCACTAGTTTCAACTCCTGCAAATTCATAATCAATTGACCAATATTCATCTGACCTCTTTATTTTTGATAATCTTACCATTGGAAATATTTCTCGATATTTACTACTATTTAAAATACCTTTAATAGTTGCTGATTTAGCTCTTGCTATATCTACCATATAACTGATGTATAGAATACGAAGCATTTGTTTACTAGCTGCATGTCTTCCTATCATCCACGCAGCAAATAAACCAAGGACGGTACTTTTTGCAGATCCACGTGGGGCTAAAATTGATGTGTTAGCTCCTGCAATTCCTAGTAAACATTTACTGTTCTCTCCTGTACATAATTCTGTATGCCATTCCATCATGTGCTTCGCAGGTGGTTTACCCATGAAGGTACAGAAAGCACGGAAATCGTCTCTTGACTGTAATACTGCTTCTGAAGGCGGCTTAGTCGTAACTTTGTGAGCCGTCATCAATGCAGCTCGTCTAAAAGCGAGTGATGAACTTGCTATTGCCATATTAATATTCTATTATTTATAGTCTAACTTCTATATCCTACCTTCCGCTATTTTTTGAGCTAATCGATTTTCTGCTCTTGACTTAGCTCTCATTAATATGTCTAATTGCCTCGCTTCCTCATAAGCTAAACCCATAGCTAAATAATAATCATAGAGCTCGTCTTGCTCATTGGAAAAATATTCTTCAATACTATAACCTGGAATAGATGGTAACCTTTGAGTTATATTTAAGCCATAGTTTAAGTAACTGCTGCTTAAATTAGGTATATTTGAGATAATCTCAGGAAGTAATAGTATTTCTTCTAAATCACGCATGGCTTAACTCACTGTAGATTTTTGACCATGCGGCTTTAATTGCATTATCAATAGGTTCAGCAAATTGAGGGTCGTCTTTAAATATTGAATCAATTTCTCGCATTACACGATCAGCACCTGCAAGTATTAATCCTCTTCTATCTGTTGTTCGATTCATCCTATCGGAAGTCTCAATATGTGAACGAAGCTCTTTCTCAAGAGCAGCAAGACGAGCCGCACCGTTGTCCCCCTTGATTTCACCGGAGGTAATCGCCATTCTAAGTTCTTGTATATCGGAGTGTAAAGCAACAATTTCGCTATTAAGTATTTCACGGCGATTTATCTTCTTATATTTCATTTTTACCCAACGTGCTAAATCGTTGAATGAACCGGGATACTGCAGTATTCTTGCATATACCCATATCTCAATAATAGAAGGTGTTACTTCTGCAAAATCTCTAATCTCTTCACTTTCAGATGCAGGTAAGGTATCTAACCATTGATCTACATAGTTTAAATAAACTTTTCCAGATTTTGAAGTAGTAGTAGTCATTAGAACGCTCTTGCTAAGCTTCTGGAGCGTGCTGCAGCTCTATTCTCTTTATTTCTAGCAGAATCATCTTCTGCACCAATTTCAGTAACTCTAGCTGCTGATTGATCAGCGATTTCTGTACTTCTGGCTGCTGTTTGATCTGCAATTTCAGTACTTCTAGCTTTTGATTGATCTTCAATTTCAGTACTTCTCGCTTGTGCTTGATCTGCGATTTCTGTACTTCTGGCTGCTGTTTGATCTGCAATTTCAGTACTTCTAGCTGCTGTTTGATCAGCGATTTCCGCACTTCTAGCTGTTGCCTGGTCTGCAATTTCAGTACTTCTAGCTGTTGATTGATCAGAGATTTCAGTACTTCTGGCTTTTGATTGATCTTCAATTTCAGCACTTCTCGCCGTTCTTTCTGCATTAATCTTATCTAACATCTGTTGTCCTTCTTCTTTCTTAAGTACCAGATCAACGTCACCTTGAGTATTGATTCTGTTTGAAGTACCTTTAAGCTCTTGATCAGCTGCCTCCTGCTGTGTTTTTCTCGCTTCACTGGCTTGAACAATTGTATTCAGTGCCTGCTGTGCACCTTCAGCTTCAATTCCAGCAAGAGTAAACTGACCTTGTTGTGCTCCAGTAGCTAACTGACCTTGAATATTTTGTGCACCTTTGGCTAAATCAACATCACCTCGTGCATATGCTAATTGAGTGTCTACCATACCCTGTACTTGCCTATTAGAAGCTTCTATTGCACCACCTGCATATGCTTCACCTATATTTGCTATAGAATCTACCATTCTACTCTTATCAGTAACGGCTCCTGAAGTAATTGTCTCATCTTGCCTATTCAGACTGTCTATGTTCGATTGGTTTTCAGCAATTAATCCATCGGCAAAGCTTTGTCTCATATTCTGATTAGCTGTTTGTGATGATAAGCTAGAATCAATAGCTCCTTGAGTTAATCTAGTACCCTGATCCACTTGCCCTCCTACTACTGTACTAATATCTTGTGACCTATCACCCCAGAATGTCTCATCTTGCCTGTTTGCTGAAGCCGCATCGTCCACTAATATATTAGCTCCAGCTTCTGCCCCGATTTGCCTTATATCATTATCGGTTGATACATCATCTAGATAAGCTTGCTCACCAGTTTCAGCAGCAAGATATGTTAAGTCCTTATCAAAATTCCTGTTGTCTTGCAAGTTTCCCATTTCATTCAGGGCAGCTCCCCCTACTAATCCAGTATTAAGTTCAGTTTGTGCATTAATCGAACTATCTAATTGGCCTAAATTCTGAGCGAATTCCATACCTTGCATAGCAAGCCAGGCATTATTTGGGCCCAATATTTGACTGAGATTTACGTTATGCCAATCACCAACAACATTTCCCGTGTATGCACCTTTCATCTGATCGTTGACCAAGCCATCGCCTTTGTAAAACGAATCCATTAAATTTACATGGCTGCCTACTCCAGCAGACGGATTCCCTTGAGGTGTAGCACTCATTTTTCACAAACAATTCCTTTGTTAACTATATTCTATCCATTTTTATTCATTTACAATAGTAGAGTTACTGCAAATAAAATATGCCTTTTCAATATCCAAAACGCTCTAATGATTACTCTTCTGTTGGTCAAATATTTTCAGGGGCTGCTGCAGATTTATATACCATATCACAAGAATATTCTTGGGATCCTTCAGAAATAATAACTAATGAAATGAAACGTCGAGCAAGACTTGACACAGCAAAAACTAAAGCAGAAGGTGAAGTAGCTAATTATGCATTGGC